AGCTGCCTCTGAAGACACAGGGCAGTTTCCTTCCGCTCTACAAGCTTTCGGCCGGCAATTGCTTTCCTCCATGTTCCAGGTACAAGCCCACTGACCTTTACGGGTTTTTGGGCCCCAGTCCTGTGCGCCCGGCGGAGCTTGGACCGGTCAGCAGGCCAGGCGGACGCGTTTACCCGCTCGAGCACGCATACGGCAGCTACAGTTCGGGTCTCATGCACATCGACATGGACCTGCCCTCACGCTGCATGCGTGTTGCCATGCAGCCCCTCCTCGAGAGCATCAACAGGTACCCTCGTCGCATTCTGGATTTCGAGGAGGCGATCAACGGCAACCCGGTGACCGGCATGAAGGCAATCGCCAGGGATACGTCACCGGGCTGGCCGCTCAGCCAGGTTTTCAAGGACGGGAAGAAGGAGATCTTTGGTTTGGGTGAGACGTACGATCTCTCCACCAAGGGTGCTCAGATGCTGCGTTTGCGCTGCGAGTACATTGAGGCCTGCGCCCTGCAGGGCGAGTGCCTCGCCCACATCTGCTCAGACTTTCCAAAGGACGAGCTCCTCCCACATGCCAAGGTTGACGAAGTTCGGACGCGTCTCATTTCTGGCACTCCGCTTGCGTACTATGTCGTTTGTCGCCGTTACTTCGGCGCATTCGTCCAGGCGCAGTTGAGCGAGTGGGAGCGGTCGGGCATGTGCCCTGGCATCTGCGTCTACAAGGATTGGACACGCTTGCGGCTTGCTTTGGTGCAGAAGGGCGACAAGTGCTTTGACGGAGATTTCAAGCGCTTCGACGCCAGCCAGCAGCCGCAGTTCCTCTACCTCATGCTCGCCCACATTCAGTCCTGGTACGACGACGGCGAGGACAACGCCAGAGTCAGGCATGTGCTCTGGATGGACTTGATTCATTCCAGGCACCTCGGAGGCCGCGGCATTCAGCAGCTCTTCGTTTACCAGTGGAACAAGAGCCTGCCGAGCGGCCACTTCATGACCGCGTGTGTCAACTCCATCTTTTCCATGTTCTGTCTCGTCTACGCCTACGCGCGCGCCACGGGCAACCCTTGCTCGTACTGGGACAATGTCTCCAGTTTCACGCTGGGCGATGACAACATCACCAACATTTCTGACGCGGTTGCGCCGGTTTTTAACCAGTGCACAGTCGCGCAGTACGTCGCAGAACTTGGTTTGGAG